TCTGAAGATGTCTGCTGTTCTCTTAGCCCTGCTTTGCGGTGAGAACTCAGCAGGCGTAACGCCTCGTTCAGTTTGCGAATTTCTTGAGTGTTGTACTCCCAGAGCGTTTGAAATTCTTGCGGAGAAATATTGAATAAGGGCATCAGCGGTTCGATACCCAAACTGTAAAAAAAATCATGCGCCCCTCCATTGCTCAACTGCTCGAACAATGCAAGCTTCTGTTGGTGAATATCAGGATTGATCTCGGCAGGGTTCTCATCTGATCTGATGATCCAAGTCGCTGCGATGTTTAACAATAGATCTCGATGGATCACAGTGTTTTGCCTCTCCCTGATAACGTGAATGTATGCTCCCATCAATGCTGCCGTCTTAGGGTTAGCCAATCCTGCTGATAGTGCCTTCTCCATTTCAGTGAGGATCTTCTCCATCTCCGAACCACTTAACCCACTGCTCAATCTTTCCATTAGGCTCATCGACATTGCGAACCTCTCCAATGGCATATTCAATTCTTTCGGGAATCGGTAGTAAGTATGCTGTTGGTGCTTAAATACCTCAACAAGATTGTAGGTAGACTTCTCTTGGTTACTGCGCAAAAATATTGATCGCAGTCGATCTGCGAATCTTTTGGATGATTTCATCTAATGAGTTATTTGTTTTGATTTCAGAATTGTCCTTCAAGATCACCACCGTTCCATCCTCATCGTCCGCCTCGAAGCAATGGCTGATGAAGTCAACATTGACAATCGTATCGGCTAACTTTCGATTCACGCCAAGCACCTCATCAATCTCGTTGCTGTGATATACTGCTGAAACGATGATGAAGCCAGTCATGTGATCTACCACCTTTGCACTGGACATTCTGCATCTGGCACTCTTGTTTTGGCAGGAAGGAAGCAACCACATTCTTTGCAGGTGTTGGTTAGCTTTTGATGGTAAGGGCAAAGCACGCATTCCATCATCCGCTTCCTTGATCGCTTTCTGCTTTCTTTACTATCGAAGCACCACAGCATCCAACCGTGAAGGATCATTCTTAGCTTGGTCAACATTCGATGCAGTCGATTAAGTTAATCACTCCAACATCTTCAGCATCGGCATTGCTATTCACTACGGAGAAGGTGATGCAAGTATATTCAATCTCGCAGATGGTAAACACCTCACAGCCTCTTAATGTGATCGTATAGCCTTGTAGTGGATCTATCTTCGCTCCGACAATGGTAAGCATACCATCGCCATCTGATTCGCTGTTATAGAAGGTCTGAATCTTGCCCGTTGCATTGTGCTTAATATCGACCACATAGGTAGCCTCAGCCTCCACAACTCCGAAGGTGATCCCCTCGTTGCAGTAGTCTACGATTATTCCTGAATCAAAGCACGCTGTACATACGCTCATAAATAACGCTTTAGGATTGCGTTTACAAAGTAACGGAAACAATCTAAAAAGTCAGCACGCTCCGCTATGTTTTTTCGGTTGGTCTTGATGATCCCTCCATTGGCATCGCACTGCACTTGCTTGGCATCGAATACAAAGCCCTTGCAGCGTTTGGAGTTCGCCCTGATGTCTAACCGCCTTAATGCTGAATTGCAATCGATACGGCTGTTGTAATGCGTTGGATTGGCAGGGATCAGGAATTGGCTATCGGTAAGCCCAAGCCTGCGTTTGATCTGAGTATAGGCTGAAGAGTTATCACGCTGCTGCACAGTGCCACCTTTGCCCATTGCATCGCCCGTTATCCTGATTAAGCCCATCGGTACATTGAGAGTAAGCACAGCATCGCAGAACGCATCCACGCTGCCCTTGTCGATCTTGATCTCATCCACCACCACAGCACCTCTGCCTATCTGTTGGATCACCAAAGCACACAAAGGATTGATGTTGAAATCGACTGATACATAGACTGGCAAGTTGGAGTTGAGTTGGATGCTATCATCGATGTGCTTGTCATCCTGCCACTCGTACAAGAACGGGTTGGTTACATAATCCATCACATCCCAATCACCCTCAACGAATCTTTGGTATTGCACTGGCGGTAACTCCTTCAATGATTCAAGATATTCGGCAGGGATGTATGGGTTATCGGTGATCTTCGATGTGATGAACTTCCACTTGTCCGGTAGCGTTCCTTCTTTGTGCCGTTCGTAAATCACAGTCTTAACCCAATTATTTGCAGGGTTGCACGTAGCGAGGCAAACTATCGGCGGTGATCCGATTGCCTGATTCCAACTGCCGATCCTCTCCTGCACCTTGTAGAATGTTTGCTCCTGCAATTCGTTCACCTCATCAAGCCCTGCACCGTTAACCTCCAAGCCTTTGAATCTGTTAAGGTCTTTGTCATCGTCGAATGATTCAGCCATAAAGATCAACTCCGATCCATTGGCAAAGCTAACCACGTTAGTATCTCGATTCCAAGACTTCACATAATCGCCAATGCCATCCGCTAAGATCGAAGTGAAGGATGGGAAGGTAGTACGCTTCAGATCGGGCAAGGATCGCCTAATAATTACCCACCTCGATCTTGGATATTGCAGAGCAAGGTAAGTGATGGTGATCAGTAGCCAATATGTTTTTCCGCCTCGAATTGCCCCTCCGAATACCACTACCCGATTGTGGTCAATGGTAACTGAGTTAAATGCTGTTGATTGTCGGGCTGTGAGGCTGAACTTCATCACTCCTCCTCATCATCAATATCGGGCATACAATCTACCAAGTACTTTGCAGCCATTAGCACGATAAAGCATACCAATGTAACTGCTGCTGCTATCAGCCCGATGTAGATGCCTAACTTAATCATTGCCCTCTTTAGGTAGATCCTCAGCCCTTGTTACTATCACCAATGGCTCAAGCATATTCACATTAGTGTCCATCGTTTGCTTGGCTTTGCCGTAGCCTCTATCGAGCAACATCTCGGCTGCTTTAATATCGCCTTTCAATGCTTTCTTTTCAATGGCTTTAAGGATCTGCTCGGCAATGGTTACACCGTTCTGCTCATCGCCTAAAATGTTAGCCATGAGTTTATCCAGTTCGGGCAACTTGCGAGGTCTGCCTCCGCCATTGTTGCCTCCCGTTTTTAGCAAACCACCATTCCTGCCTTGTCGCATAGCTTACGGGTTTTTTACGAGGTTAGTATTTATCAATTCCTTGCTCTTGCTTTCTTGAACTTATCTGCCTCAGCGTAGGCGATGGCGATGGCTTGCTGTTGGTTGTAGCCCTCTTCGATCAGTTTGCGGATGTTCATCTGGATGATCTGATCACTGTCTCCTTGAAATAATGGCATGGCTGTTATTGTTGATTCTGAACTACAAAGATATTAAACTATCTACAAAGTCTGATTCTCTTAGCTTGTTGATGCTTTCTCCGATGTCGACCATCTTTTTATACTGTGAAGGATAGATCACCAACTTCCTGAGTTTACCCTCGATGTAAGCCATCGTTGTGTAGATTTCATTGCCATCCCGATCTTCTGCATTGACTAAGATGCCAAAGTTATATTGAGGCTGATCGCTTGATAGGATCACTTTGTTGGTTTTGATAAACATCTGAAGATCCTTGTGCGACATTGCCACCGCCACATCGTACTCCCATGATGCCCTTGATAGATAGCCGAAGAAGAAGTAATTGCCCTCCATTTCTGCATCAACAAAGATCCCTGATCTGATTCTGATTGTCATAGGTCAGTAGGTTAGATATTTGATGTAACGCATCTCCATCACGTTGCTCTCGTTGTACAGATCCACGCAGTAATCGATGATGCCATCCATGCTCATCACAAAGGCATCCTCTGGCGTTTCTGCTCCATGTGCTTCATCTTCTGGCAGCCAAAGGTTATCTGATACCACCTCCTTAAATCTTGTGAAGATCCCGTTTAGCAAGGTGCTGTTATCTCGCCATGCTTCGGTAGTGAATTCAATGTCAAACTCCTCACTTAGGAATTTACGCAGGCAATCCCTTGAATTAAAGCCAATCTCTTGAAGCTTCGATAACTGCTGCTCCGTTAGCTTGCTGACAATGCTGATGCTGTTCATGCTTATCATCTGATTAGAATGTTTGATAGGTGTCGATGTAGTATTGTTCGGGCTTCATTGATGGTATATTTTGCCATCCATCCCAATAAGCAGTTTCAATCTGCTCCTTTTCCATTGCTTTGGCTTGGTCGAATATAGCGAATAGTTCAGGGTTATTCTTAGAGGTTACTTTTACTCCTGACTTATCAAATATTGTTTGAATAAGCCATTCAACTGCTGTTTGCTGCTTCATGCGATTAAAATGTTTGATAGGTGTCGATGCGCTTCTTTACCATGTCGATAAATCGCTCCATCATTGAGTTATAGAATAGATTGAAATCCTGATGCCCTTCAGCGTTATGCTCGAAAAGAATGTAAAGCACTGCCCTAAGTCGTTGGCTTGGTGTCTTGCTGCCCATCTCCTGAGCATCGATCTTCATTGACTGGAGCATCTGCTCATCGTTGTAGTTGAACTGCTCACCCTTGAATGCCATTACACCAACACCGCCCATCCATTGATTCATCAACTCGGTCATCTGCTCAGGTGTTAACTCCTGAGTTCCTATGGTGATCTTGATAGACTTATCTCGCCTTGTCGATACCGATTCAATGGCGCAGGGGATGGTGAGTAGGTTAGTTGGCATTGGATGTCGTTGTCATTGTTGAGAGATACTTCTTGACCATTGCTTTGATCTGATCCTTTTTTGATTGAGGTATTCTGAATGTGATGTTGATCGTTGGCTCTCCATACTTCAACTTAGATCCTGCTCCAGTGCGCCTGCCCCCTCGCTTGTTAGTCGATGCTTCCATTTCACAAAGATACACTTTTTTTTGATTGTGCAATACATTGGAGGTTGAAATTTAATAGCATTATCAATTCCGCAAATCCTTTGCGTTCGGTTGCATTGCGCTAATTCGTAGCGGCAATAAGTGAGTTATACGCAACCTTACAAAGACTGCAACTCCGACTTGACATCGCCCCAAAATTTACCTGCATCGACTTTCTTTTGTGGCCAGTAATATTGAGCAGTTGCACCGCAATCATCCCAATCAGTATCGGATGGCTCTGTGGCTTCACAATGCAATATTTCTTCAACTGCTATCAAGGCACATTGTTTGGCTCTCTCCCAAGCCATAGCAGGATTATAATCCTCTTTGTCATCGTACCTACCGATATAGTACATTTTGTCAATTAGTTCATCGGCTTTTTCTTTTGCGTTCATATTTTTGTTTTTTTAATTAGTAATAAAGGCAGCGTATAACAGCACCTATACGCAATTTTCCCACCGCACAAAGCCGACACACAACTGCGTATAGCTGCAAAACGTTAGTTTCAATGCTAATCCAATACACCTGCTAACCAAATTGGACAAAATATTAGCCAATACAAAAATCGTTCTTGTAAACTGACAGCCAAATTGTCTTTACCTATTGTCTTGCAATCATTCCTCCAAATCAGATAGAATGGTATAAATAATACCAGTTGCAGTAATACACATATCAATATTTTATTCATTTTGTTTCGGGGTTACTGGTTAATTCTTTTGAATCCAAAACTCTCAGGTATCTCAGTCGAATCTAAGTTGCCAATCGAGATCAACTTCATTGCATCGAGTGTGATCTTTGCATTGGCGATGATCTTATCTGATATTCCCATAATCGCATCGGCTCTCTTTGCTTCTGATTCGATTTGCTCGGCTGTTAGTTCTTCATCATTCAATCGCTCCAGTGCAGCGAATAGATGATCGTTAAGGTCGGATAGTTTGTTCTTTGCCATGTTTTAGGTGTTTGATTTGTCTTTTGATTTTTATCTGCAATCTTTTTGTTTCTACAATTTCAGGGATCTGCCTTGATACCTCAACGGGTATGTCGTGCTTATGCGCTAACACATCTCGGATATAACAGTCTTTCAGTTCTTGTCGATACTTCCTTTTGAAATGCGTTTTTAGCTTCTTTAATTTTTCTTGATTGTCGGGATTGGCTCGATAATCTTTTGAATACTGCTTCTTTTTTTCACTGTTATTCTGGTAGTGTTTGATTGCCCTGATCCTTGCATCTTTTCTTGAACATGGCTTGCAGTAGTTACCGATTCGATGCTTACCTCTTGATTTGCTGAAGTAGGTGTGATAATCTGTAACTTCTTTGTTGATCTTACAGATCGGGCAAACCTTATGAGTAGAAGATAGTTGATTTGATATTTTGCTCATTTGCTTTTGCAGTTAAGATTAAACACAATGCACTTGATCTTCTCATCCCTTGTCAGGTGATCGAGTTTGGGAAAGTGATGCGATAGTTCGGCATCGGTCAGTTGGTTGATCTTGACTAAGAACATTAGGTTCTTATGAGTTACCTCAACAGATTTGTCAGAATGGATTATCGTCATTGAATTGATTTGATACGTGGTTAAATGAAGTTGATTGGATCTCTACCGGAAGGTATGAACTCATCGGCTCTTGGTTGGCATCGTAGAAGCTTGTGATGGTTGCATTGTTTCTGAACTCCACAGTGCCAGTTGATCCTTGCCGATGCTTCTCAAATAAGTAGAATGTTTCGTTCGTGTATGGCTGCCCGTCATCATTGGATAGGTTGTAGTACGATGGTCGCCAAACGAAGCAAACCGTATCTGCATCCTGCTCCAATGATCCTGATTCTCTGAGGTCGGATAGCATAGGCTTCTTATCTGCCCGTTGCTCCACTTGTCTGTTAAGTTGGCACAATGCGATGATCGGAATCTGCAATTCTTTCTGTGCTGCTTTGAGTGTCCTGCTGATCTCTGCCACTTCAGCCTCCCGATTGCCACCTTTGAAGCCCTCTAAGGTCATTAACTGAAGGTAGTCAATGATTACCCATTTACACTGTCCTTTCCTGACTTGTTGGCGAATAACTCGGATTGCTTCATGCACTCCGCATCTTGGCTTGTCGTAGATCGTGAATGGCATCTTCTCAACTTCGCCAATGGTAGATTCAAAGACGTGCAGTTCTGGTTGATTGAGGCTGCCATCTCTTAATCGTTTGGAGTCGATGCTGCCCGTTGCATTTTGCAGGATCAATCGCTGACAAAGTTGTGAAGGATTCATTTCGAGGTTGAAGTAGATCCCTGCTTCTTTGGATTGGATGCCATGAAATAATGCCAGTGCTGTCTT